AAGGAGATGTCAGTAGATGATATTGACTTCTGTAATGATGTGCCACAGATGAGATATGAAGGCGACCAAGTTGTTGCTATTACTAACTTGTCTAAGGCAAGGACATCATGGATTCGTAGAGGGGTTGAAGGGGCTGATGATAAATTCATCAAGTCTCTCTCTGAGGATGAAAAAAATGAGTTATCTCTGGCAGTCCAAGAATACCAACGCTTGGGGGAATAGACTCCCTTACATTAGAAGCGAACTTTCTCATAGAGGAACAATGTGAGGGGTGTAGGTTCCATACTTACCCCTATGAGGCTCAAGTCCCCGTCTTAATCGACGGAAAGTACCCTATGCGTACATTCACCTCAGATGAAGATGTTCATGGGGTCATTGACCTCATTATTGAGGAAACCAAGGAAGTCAATTTAAAGGGTGGCAGTTTCAATATCGGAGAATCGGTAATGGCACAGCTACCCTTTTTCGCTTGTAATAATATCTTACTCGACAGAGAATCACAAAAGGACATAGCAAGATTTGTATACTCAAGGGATTTTAATATCTCACCGTATGAAGGAAGCTACGGAGAGCAACCTGCCAAATGGGTGGCTAAAGCATTCCTATTAAAAAGTCTATTAGAAAGACAGAAATCGAAAGCAATGAAAAATGGCACTACCTAATACAATAGAAATAAAATTTGAAGCCAAGGGCGATGAAGTCCTCATTAAAACCATCAAAAGTTTGGATAAGGCAACAAAATCCCTTATCCAAGCACAAAGCTCATTAGCTGGTGAAGGTAAGAAGAAAATAGGGGTTGATAAGGCTAATCTTAATTCACTGAGAAAATTAAATATAGAGCTAAAACTACAAGGCAAAAGTCTTAAAGATGTCGGGATAGATACTAAATTATATTCACAGGCTCTAAAAGGTAATAAACTGGCGATGGCAAAAATAAGGGTTGCCACTAAAAAATATAATCTTGATTTGAAGAAAACAAAAAAAGGGATGCTCGACACTGCACATTCAACCCGCATTCTCGGTGGTTCATTTGCTGTATTAAGAAGTAAATTATTAATTGCAAGTTTTGCTGTATCTATGGTTGGGATGACTATCGGTAAATTAGTTAAATTATATGGAGAGCAAGAAAAGGCTGAACGAAAATTATCCTCAGCAATAGGTAAGAGGTCAGATGTTTTATTAGCGTTTGCATCCGCACAACAACAAGTAACAACATTTGGTGATGAAGAAATTATCACAGCTATGTCATTGGTTGGTGCTTATACTGAAAACGAAAAAGCAATAGCACAATTAACAAAAGCATCTATGGATTTATCCATTGCGAAGGGGATGGATTTACGTGGGGCGGTTGATTTAGTTTCAAAGAGTGTATTTAGTTCAACGAATGCTTTATCAAGATATGGAATTTCAATAGAGGGGGTTCAAGGTTCTACAGAGAGATTAGAGAGTGCCACTAAAGCTATTTCTGATTTATATGGTGGACAAGCCAAAGCAGATGCAACTACTATGCTTGGTGCTATGAAACAACTTGGAGATTCCGTTGGCGATGTTGGGGAAAATCTTGGCTCTGTATTTGTGCCTATTGTTCTATTGTCAGCTCAAGGGATGCAAGCATTTGCTGAAACATTTGATGAAGAGAAGATTAAGTCTTATGCACTCACATTAGGTGTTGTGGCTGTAGGCTATACAATATATGCAAAAGGTGCTGTAATTGCTACTAAAGCAATGGCATTATTTAATAAAATGTCAAAGAAAAATCTTATCGTTCTCGCAGGGATGGTAGTAGTAGCTGAACTAATAGATAAGTTCAATCTATTCGCTGATGGTGCTGGTGACTTAACAGCGGAACTTGAAGCACTTGAAGGTGCAATAGGTAATGTTAATAGTAAGTCCGAAGAAAGCACGAAGATAATTGAGGCTGAAATTGCATTATTACAGCAAAAGGTTCATTTACAACATAACGGTTTAAATCTGGAAGAGCAATTACTTCTTGTAAACCTCGAGATGGAAAAAAATAGAGTTCTTAAAGTGGATGGGCTTATTACCGAAGAGGAACAGATCAAACGTAATTTAGCCCTTACCGTTAGTCAAATAAAATTAACAGAACAATTAGAGAATTCAAGGATAAAGTCAGTGGGTTCATTTGCTGGTGCGTTAAGCCAACTGAACAAATCAATGAAAGGGTCAGCAATTTTTTCCAAAAGGCTTGCACAGACACAGGCTATAATTGATACTTATGCTGGTGCAAACAAGGCATTGGCTTCAGGAGTACCTCCTTGGAATTATATAGCAATGGCTACTGTGATTGCCACTGGTTTAGCTAATGTAGCGACAATAGAAGCACAGAAGTTCGCAAAGGGTGGAGACTTCGTTACAAATAAACCAGAACTTATCATGGTTGGGGAAGCAGGAAGAGAACACGTACAAATTACACCTGTAGATAGACCAGAGGATAGGGCATTAGGTGGTGGTGGTGTTACTGTAAATATTATGGGGGGTATTGTCCAAGAGGATTATGTTACCAATGAACTCCTACCTGCAATTAATAAAGCGAGAGCATTAGCATAGTGTTAGCCTTCGACTCCAGTTTAAGCGATGCTCTTGAGACTCATTCCACAGAATCATTCTGGGTACTGAAGTTATATTATAACGATGAAGCCTCTTTTATAGGAGTGTCAGATCAAGATAGGGTAGATGGCTCTGATACATACTATGGAATAGTTTCAAGTTGGGGTGGATTAAGCCACTCATTAGACTTCTTTAACTTCACCACTTCTTTAATGAATATGTCTGTAAAATTAATCAATACAGATAATACAATAGAAGGTGGCAGATTCTCTGATCTGCTCTCAACAAATAATTTTGCCAATCGTAAATGGGAGTTATTCCAGAATACTGGCAGGGCTGATACTTATGACACAGCAGAAAGAATGATAGGCACAGGTATAATCTCTGGTGATTTTTCTTATGGTGTAAAGAGTATCTCATTGAAGTTATTAGATTATACCTCTAAATATAACAAACAACTGCCCACAGCTACAGTTACTTCTGCTACCTATCCCAATGCCCCCGAAAAGAATATCGGCAAACCAATCCCAATGGCTTATGGGGATTTCTATGAAAAAACAGATGTGGGGACTATAGACACACTCTTTGACCCAGCTTTCTTAAAGTCAAGATTCCCCGCCATTATTACCAACACTATGAATGAGACAGATGGTTATGTATATGCCAATCCAGATACAGATACATTACATACATTAGATAATGAGTATTTCTTTATATATAATGATGGGCATTATTCTAAATGTAGCTCAACAAACACTGCATTAAGTAATCCACAACTAAAATATAAAGGGACAACTTGGTATACCTATATTCCTATGAACTCAGATTCCGCAAATCTAACAGATGGTAATTTTGGCACATCAACCAATATAGAAGCAACTTTAGGTAATGTTAGTGAGGAAATTTCTATAGGAGAAGTCCCAAATCTTGGGGTTGTTAGTAGTGTGGATGTTATCCTTGATTATGGGTCATACGATTTAACGACTGCCGATGGCTTCACCATATTCAATGTGGGGGCAGTAGTAAGTAGTACCCCGCAGACATCTGTACAGATACAGTCTGGCGATGGGTGGGATTTCGCACAGAAGGGGGTTGTCTTTCTTGAGGATGGTGCTGGGGTATCTAATGTTACGATTAATGAGATGATGGTTAGGGTTACATTTGCACCGTCAAAAACATTGACAAAGCAATATTCATTTCTACATGAATCGTCAGAATTAACACAGAATGTACGAGAGGGATTCGATGACGATAGAGACAATCTTGAGAATATTATTATTAGGACACAGACGGCAGATAGCACATTCCCAGCAGAGATAGATTATGTATATTGTAGCGGGAAGGGTAGAAAATATGGCCCTTGGATAACGGCGAGTAGTCGATCTGTCGGATATGCCACAACTGATTTTATTGAAAACCCAGTATTTATCATTGAGAGCCTCATGAGAGACGAGTTAAGTTTGACATCGTCTGAGATAGATATAACATCATTCAATACCTCTGGGAATAGCTCAACGGGTGATATTAAAAATATATTTAGTGAGGATAATGTTACTGATGTTAAATTTGCTTTCTCTCAGAGTAAATTTATTAATTCAAAAGATTTAATTAATCGTATATGTAAGCAATCATTTAGCTGGGTATTTATATCTGGTGATGGGAAATATAAAATAAAAACCTTGGAAGCCAGTGGTTGGAGTGCAAATAAGACAATAGATTTCAATGATTGTAATTTAAAATCCATCTCAAGGAGTTCTTTGGGTGGTGTTAGAAATGATATAACAATAAATTACAATAAAGACTATGGGCAAGATCAATTCCTATCAAGTGTGAACCCAACAGCAGATGCCACATCTGTTGCCGATAGTGTGAATGGATACAACCAAAATCTCAAGATGAAGATGGATGCAGATATACTCGATTCAACAACTGCCACTAAACTGGCTGAAGCATACAGAGATATATTTAAAGACCGTAAGGTAATAATAGATTTTGATTGTGGCAGAGCAAAGTATAATGATTTGGAGATAGGGGATATAATCTTATTCTCAAATTGGGATTCAGATATAAAGATATATGGTGCATCAATGGGTACAGATTACTATATAGTACAGAGTATTAATAAAAAACCGAATGGAAGTTCGATTAAGGCAATAAAGGTTTCATAATGGCAAGAAGTTTTATTTACGACAGCGTAGGGTTCTCAGAAGCTACATTAACAGCGGGGTCATTTGCACAAG